GTTTGCGTCGCGTGCAAGCTTCCGAACGGCTTGATTCTGCGCCGGTTCGAAATGCGCGAACAGCTCGAGCCGGTCATGGGCGGCGGCATGCGCACCGTCACGGTGGCGCATCCGCACCCCGATGGCCGGGAGTACATTATTCATGGCAACCGGGTGCCGTTTGGCGCGCAGCCTGAGTTCCAGATGGCGCATGGCTATGGGCTGACCCCGGGCATTGATAAGGATTTTTTCGATGCCTGGATGGTCGAGAACCGCCAGCTCCCGGCGGTAAAGAACAAATTAATCTTTGCTTACATCGCGGCCAACAAGACGCGCGACAACGCGCGCGAGATGCGCGACCTGTGGACCGGGCTCGAGCCGCTCGACGCGGCGAATTTATCGTCTGATCTGCGGGTGCGCGCCATCGGCGGCGGCCCCCGCGTCGAGAAGGCAAGCTCTTCGTAGCTCGTAGTTAAAGAGGCAACCGCGATGAGCGATAACTGTGGCGATCCCTGCGATCCGCTGATCCCGGTGCCGCCGATCGACGATTGCATTGTGCAGTTTGATTTTACGCGGTGGTCGGCGCGGTATCCGGAGTTTACCAAACCACCGTTTAATGTCTCGAGCGTGCAGGCGCAGGAATTGTTTTACGACGCGTGCATGATGCTCGATAACTCTTGTAATTCGCCGGTGTGCGACGCCTCGATCGGCGGCGAGCGCGAACGATTGTTGTATATGCTAACCGCACACATCGCGTATCTGAGCGGGCCCGGCTCGGGGCAGCAAGTCGGCATCATCAATTCAAAGTCGGTCGGCTCGGTATCGGTCGGCTATCAGGTGCCGCAACTCCCGGCCACCGCGGCGTGGTTTGCGCAATCGAAATATGGCTTCGCGTTCTACCAGGCAACCGCGCAATACAGATTGTTCCGCTACCGACCGTTTACGGGAGTCAGCGGACAGAAGTACTTCCCGCCCGGCGCGCCTTACCCGTATATGCGAACCCACTAGGAGGTCACTATGGCAACAGCAGTCACCGCGATGATGCGGCGCAGGCTCACCCGCGTCATCGCCTACCACCAGGCGATGGCTGAAGACAGCGAAGGCGATCTCGCCGACACGCATGCCGAGGCCGCAAAACAATTACAAGACGTCTTGGATTCGTTCCCTGTCGTTAACGCGATCGAGGTCGCGATGACGCAGCGCAGCCGCACCGTGCACTAAACAAAACGAACAACCGGAGCGACAGCGATGGCCGCTGAGGACGAGATCCGGAACGCGATGAGGAGTTTAACGCAGGAGGTCCATCGCACGCCGGTGCAGGATCGCACGTTCGATATCGTGGAGGATCACACCAAAGAGCTATTCCAGGCGTTGGACGGCCTGACCAAGATTCAGGTTTTGGTCGGCATCCCGGCCGAGACGGCGGGTCGTAACGTTACCGCCGGCAACCCGATCAACAACGCGATGTTGGGTTATATCCACGAAACAGGTTCGCCGCTCAACAACATCCACGCGCGGCCGTTTTTGTATCCGGGGGTCAAAAACTCCCAACGCGATTGGATGCCGCGGCTCGCCGCCGCCGGCAGGGCAGCCTTAAACAACAACTCGAGCGAGGCCTTGCGCGGCTTCGAGACCGCCGGCGAGATCGCCGCCAGCGCGGTCAAGGACCGTATCGCGGGTGGCATCCCGCCGCCACTGAAGCCTGCCACTGTGGCGGCTCGGCGCCGGCGCACGCCGGGGAGTTCGTACCGGCGCAAAGCCGAGACACCGGCCGATGCGATCCCGTTGATCGACACGGGGCAACTGTTGAAGAGCATTACTTTTGTTCTGAAGGGGAAACCCTGATGGCGACCTTTGATGTCTCGGACGCATTCGATGCGTCGTTTTTCGATATGGTTGTCGTCAACCGCATCGATGAATCGATCGATCAGTACGGTCGCGTTGTGCGCGGCGCGACGCAGATCGAGACCCAGGCGGTTGTTGTTGCGACGGGGCCGGACGATCTTAAGCGCTTGCCGGAAGAGCAGTATGCGATGAAGGCGATCAGCCTTTATTCGCCGTTCCGGTTTCAGGGCCCGGCACAACTATCATCGACCGGCACCCGGCAACACCCGGATGAAATCTTGTGGCACGGCTCGACCTATGTCGTGACCGTGCTCGACGACTATACTGATTTCGGGCGTGGCTTTGTCTATGTCGTGGCGGTATCTATCGACCCGGTTGATCCGCCACCTTACGCGAATACCGTCGTAGCGGGCCACGCCTAATGCTGCGGTCGCGTTCGTATGCGCCCGACTCGACCCAGCCGGGTTATCTCGGGCCGACGACACAGACCCCCAACGAAGCGCAGCTCGAGAATTTCTTTCACGATGTCATCGCCGGCGTCGTCGATCTGGACCCGACCTTGGTGCGGCCGCGCTGGCAGCCGCAGCCGCCAACGACCCCCGAACTTAACGTCGATTGGTGTGGCTTTGGCATTACCCATCGCGAGGCGGATGCGACGGCCTATGTCGCGCATGTGAATATTCCGGACGGTGTCGGGTACGACATCTTTCAGCGCATGGAACGCTTGACCGTCATGGCGAGCTTTTACGGCCCAAACGCCGAAGACAATGCGGCGCTCCTGCGCGACGGGGTCTTTATCGATCAGAACCGCGCGCTGTTTCGCGCCAATGGTCTCGGCCTCATCGAGGTCGACGACATCATGAAGAGCGCCGAATTGTTTCGCCAGCAGTACCGCGACCGCGCCGACTTAATGCTCTATCTGCGGCGCGAGGTCCGACGAACCTATCAGGTGCGCAACATCCTGCGGGCGCGTGGCCCGATCGAGGCCAACCCGCCAGGCAGTCCCGACACGATTATCGATTGGTGGGATACCGGCGAAGCCGCGAGCCAGGTGCAAACCACCTGGGACCAAGACTGGGCTGAGAGCGGCGAAACCGTGTGGGATGGGCCTGGCGAATTTACCGATTGGGACATTAAATAGATGACCTCCGCGATCGATCCCACAAAGCCAACAACAGGGATCGCCTACACGCAGGATGTGCGGGATAACTTTAATACCGCGGCCAACGAGATCGGTGCTTTACAAGCCGCGCTGGCGACCGCGCAAGCGGACATTCAAGCGCTCAAGGCGCGCACGATGGTGGCCGCCAGCAGCCAGACACCAAACCCGCCGAACACAACCTCGACAGCGTTTGTGACGGCCGGGATCGATATCCAGTTCACGCCGCACAACAGCACGCGTGGCATCGTCATCGTCGAGGGCCATCTTGGCAATGTGCAAAACGGCCAGACCAGCAACGTGCAGCTGAGTTATGGGTTGGGCGTATCGCCGCCGGTTGGAACCCTGATCACCGCGACAGACGGTCAGCTGGTCGGTCTGCCGGTCTCGATCCAGGCGCCGCGCGCCAACGGATTTGTGCCGTTTACCGCAGTGGCGCTGCTTAGCAATCTCGTGCCGGGAACGCTCTACTGGGTTGATGCTGCCGTTAATACGCTCACCGGTGGCACCGCGCTTTTATCACAAATGACGCTAACCGCGTTTGAGATCCTCGACCCGCTGCCTTAGTCCGTTGCCAATAGGAGACCATGATGCAAGGCCTATCAGTTTCCCGTGTTGTCGATGTGCAGGTGACGTTTGCACCGCAAGCAGCGCCGCTGACCCGGTTTGACACGCTGTTGATCATGGGCGACACGCCGGTCGTGGATTCGGGCGAGGGCGTGCGCGAATACAACACGATCGAGGACGTGACCGGTGACTACGGCACAACCGCGCCGGAGTATCTCGCGGCGAGCCTGTTTTTCTCGCAGGTGCCAAAGCCGAGCACGTTGTATCTGGGCACTTGGGCCCGTGTCGCCACCGCCGGAAGATTGACTGGTGGGCCGCTGCCGCCGATCGAGCAATTGATCTCGGCCTGGACGAGTATTTCAAATGGCGGCTTTGGTGTCGCGTTTGACGGCGGCACAGTAACCCAGGTCACCGGCATTAATCTCGCGGGGGCGCTCAACCTCAATGGTGTCGCCAACCTCATCCAGACCGCGCTGCAGACGGGGCATCCCAGCGCCACCTTTGTGTGGAACGGCCAGGCCTTCTTGGCGGGTAGCGGCACGACGGGCGCCACCTCGTCGGTGAGCTATCTCACCGCGGCAACCGGCGGCGGCACAGATTTATCAGCCAAATTACATATGACCGCGGCGTTGGCCGAGCGCTCAGCCCCTGGGCTCGCACCCGAGACACCCGTTGCCGCTTTGGCGCGGGTCGATGGCCGCGGCTGGTATGCGAGCACGTTTGCCGCCTCGGTTCCGCTGACCGATGCGCAGCACCTGGCGAACTCGGGCTATATCGAGGCCGCGTCCGACAAACATGTTTACGGGATAACCAGCGCCGAAGCGACGATCCTCGACCCGGTGAATACCACCGACATCGCCAGCCAGGCGATGCTGGCGGATTACACGCGCACGGTGATCCAGTATTCGATCACCAACAGCGCGGCGATCTGTAGTTTTTTCGGGCACGCGCTGACGGTGAACTTCGAAGGCTCGATGACGACGATCACAATGAAATTCAAGGTTCAGCCCGGCGTTATCCCTGAATTACTCACCGGCGGGCAGGCGTCGACGATCGCCAACAAACGCTGCAACGTTTATGTCCAATACAACAACGGCACCTCGATCGTGCAGGAAGGCATGATGTCGGGCCGCGCCTATTGGGACGAGATCCACGGTCTCGATTGGCTCGCCAACCGCGTCCAGAACGATATTTGGAATCTGCTGTATCAGGCGCCTAAGGTGCCGCAGACCAACCCTGGGATTCATCTGTTGGTCAATGCCGCCGATGGCGGGCTCAGCCAAGGCGTCAACAACGGGCTGATCGCGGCAGGTATCTGGAACGCGCCGGGGTTTGGCGAACTCACACAGGGCACCTTTCTGACGCGCGGCTGGTACAGCTTTGCGAACTTGGTCGAGACGCAAAACCAAGCCGATCGCGAGGCGCGCATCGCTCCGTTGATTCAGATCGCGGTGAAGCTTGCCGGCGCAGTTCACTTCGCGAACGTGTTGATTAACGTAAATCGCTGAAACAAATCAACGACTTACGATGAGCAGTGCGATCCTGTACCGCGACCGCAAGGGTAAGCTGCGCGCGGTCTCGGTGTTGTCGCGCAGGGCGTTTCGCAGCGTCATCGTCCACGAATTTCCGCACGACGACGACGCGATACGCTGGGCCGATCGCAAATTG